TGTATCGTTTACGCCATAGAAACTTGTACCGTCACCAACAAATTCATTTCCTGGTGTTAAACCTGAGTCTGTGTAAACTGTTTTTCCAAGCTGGAACTGATCATACGAAACATATATGGTATTAACATAAGACGTATCTGCGCAAGCGTTAGCAGCAGAAGTGTTAGCTGCTGTTAATCCAAATGGAGATGGAACAAAAGCTTGACAGTTAGCGTCAGGACAACATAAGCGTAATATATTCCAAGCTGTTCCAGATGGTCCAGTTACTCTTAAACTAGCATTAGGATTAGCTGTATAATCTGCAGCTGTATACTCCCACCATATTACTTGTTGATAAGTAACAGATCCAACTGTCATGCTTGTTATATCAAAGTCTGTAGCTAAATTAAACTCAGTCTCTCTAGTTGGTACAGTACCACTTGATGTTCCTATAAATTGATCTATATTGTTAACCTCTGTTGAAGTTGGTAATTGGTTAGCGGGTTCTGTTCCAAAGTTGTTTTCAAAAGGTCCAAAATTATCAGCAGCTTTCATAGAGCTTGTTGCTTTCTTAACAAAGAAATTAGAACCTGGAGTACCGTGAATAATTTCAAATTTATCTTCTAAGCTCTGCGCATTAACTAAGAATGCTATTAATCCACCAGCTGGGTTTAGATCAAGCATGTGATCTGTAACGCCGGTAGAACCATTATTAGTTTGTGTAGCACAAGCGATAGATGGTATTTCTTGTATAAGTTTGTCTAAATCAAAAGTAAATGTAGTGTCTTGATCGCTAATATACTCTATGTTTATAGAAGCCTGTAAATTTATAGTGTTAGCGTCTTCAATTATTAAATTAAATCCATTTAACACGGCATTATTTCCATTATTAGACCAAGCTTCTATATTTGTACCACTTAGAACTGTTATATTAGGCGAAACAGATATCTGTGTTGGTGAATCAATAGACGTTATTTCATAATCAAAAACACCTCTACCAATATTACTATATATATTAAATTCGTGATCAGTAGTTAAGTTAGATGTATCATCTACTGTTAATGTGGAAGAATTACTAGCGTTTGCTGTAACTTCAAAACCAACACTACGAGAATTTTCTAAAATATTCGTAACACTATAAGTGTCTTTAGGCGATATTACGTTTGCGGAAGTTAAAGTCCAATCTATTTCAACTACTTTAGGATTTTTAGTTAAATCACTAAAAGCAGCCCCTGACACAACAACATCATTAAATCCAGTTATACCACTAGTTGTAGATGCTGTAAATGTAAGTTTAGGTAGGTCAACACTTTGAACAACGTTAACAGATGTTGGTTGAGAAAAATCTGGATGTAAATCTCCTGATATAGTTAAAGTGTAGGTTTCAGACTGATAGGTTAACCCATAAATATTTGGAAAATCTATTTCAACTTCATATATACCATTAGCTGGAATTGTTACATTATTAGCAGGTGTAAAATTGCTACCATTTAAGGCTGTAACATTTAAACTAAATACAGCCCCTTCTTGACCAAATACACGATAAGTTAAAGTAGCACCGCCTCCAGATACAAATGAATGAGCAAATCTATAACTTGTTACGTATTGTGGTTTAACAAATATTTCTTGAGCTGAAATTTGATAAATAGCTAATTTATCACCAGCTACACTTTGATTAGGGTATGTGTAATAAGCTGAATAAGTTATACTTGTTAGATTTCCATCTATATCATACGTTGGAGCTTGTTCTATACTATAATCGTTTTGATTGCCAATAGCGACTTGCATGCCTGTTGAAGTTAGTTTATAACCAGCGGCTGCCGTGTATGTTTTAGTAAGCATTAATTCAGTTTCTCCAAAAGCTCCTGAATCAGAATAAGATCCAGAAGTATCTCCTGTAACATTTGATCCAACGTTAGCAATAAATGTTCCTGCTATAGTAATTTCAGCGATGTCAGCAGATCCTATAACACATAAAGGTATTGTAACATTAGCGGACGGCATAGTTACAGTAGGCAAAAAAGTAATTGTACATATAACATTAGTTCCGCTTTGAGTAAATGTTACACTTTCAACATATGAATTAGAAAACGAAGGATCTAAACTAAAGTCAGATGCCGTTGCAGTATACCCAGATAGCGGGGATATTGTTATTGTAGCATTTGTAACTTGATCATTTATTACACTACCTTCTTGTACAGTAAATACAGCGTTAGAAAAACTATAATTATTTATTTCAGGCATACTATTATATTAAGGAGTTGGTGTGACGGAATTATATTGCACTATTTGAGTAATAATTCCATCTATTAATTCTATAAATTTATATTCATTAGGAATCGGTGTTGGATCATTAGGATCTAACGCTAAATTTGGATCAACAGTAGAAGAACCTGTCCATAACATTAACGAATCAGTTTGTAGATGGTTACAAGGATCTAACACGGAAGCATTAAGATTCCATATCTTAGTACCTACATTAATTCCATTAGTAATATTATATCTAAATTGTACATTAGGGTTACCAAGTGGGCCTGCATTAGGATAATTATTGAAGTTTTGTTCTATTGCATACCTTGCTTGCCCCAAAGTAAAACCATTTGTTGTTAAATAGCCACTCCAATTAAGTCCTCCAAGTTCCAAACTATCGTCCCATCTTCTAAACCAATAAAAATAAATTGGCGTATCTGGCAAGCATTCTTCTTCACATGCCGCTAATGTATTATATTGCGTCCAAGAAGCTATTTGCCCATTGCTATCTAATATCATTACGTAATATGTAGACGGAACAGCAGTAGTATTGTTAGCGTCTAATCCAGCGTGGCTAACTGTTAAATCAGATAACTCTTCGCCGTTACCAACAAATAAGTAAGCTCCAGCGCTTGCAATAGGTTCATTGGTCAAACTATTATACATTTGTGTACCAACTTGTAGACCATCACTAAACACATAAGAAAATGCAGTTCCATTGTTCACTATTAAACTATAGTTTAAATTAAACAAATCATAAAGAGCTTCAATAGCACATTTAACATCTTGAGCTGTTGTTTGGCTTGTAATATCTAAATGGTAAATCGGATCATTTTTTATATTATCCCATGTATTAATAAAAAACTGCGTTGTATCTGGAGTAATTGCACCACTTCCGCTGCAATTTTCATCAATAGTTACGGTTAACGTGTATTCTTGAGGGTCACACTCAACTATAACTGGTGGACCAATGCCTTCACCTATAAACTCACAATCATTAAATTGTTGTAGTCCTTTTATGTAATTAAACCATTTGCCTTCTTTCTTTTCAAACTCTTTAACTTCACCTCCTTCAAGGTCTGTTTTAATGTAGTTTACGTACCAACCTGGTTGCTTTTGTTCTACAAAATTTGGAGTTATCTTATTAAAATTAATTTCAGCAATAGAGTATGGTTTAGAATTTTGTTCTAGTTTATATTGTAATCTTCTACTTTGCGTTCCAGTATAGTTCAATGTACTAAATCCTTTTACAGATTGAGGCATTTCATTAAAAATAACGTTAAACGCACTATCGTATTGTATACCGTAAAAATTATTAGCTAAAATGTTTAACCCATGCTCCCAAATTCTACCGTGTTTAAAAGTAAAATATCTATTATTTAAACTAAGACCACTTTCTTGTATAAATGATTTTCTTGAAGTCCAACCATCAACTGACTCTTTAAATGACACAGTAGTTTGTGTTATTGGATCGCTAGTATCTGTGTTGCAGTCAGGGTTTAATTGATAATCTTGACTTTCGCTAAATGTGTTTCTCCAAGGTTGACTAAGATTATCTAAAGTTACATTGTATATATCTTTGTCGTCATCATAACTACCTACTATTTTGGTAGAAACTCTTAAGTTATCAGCAAAGAAATCTGACATACCTTTTTCTGCAATGTTAGTTATACCGTCTCTAGACAGTCTTATAACAGCACCTCTGTTTTTATCTGTGAAGTAAGATCTAAACGCGTATTGAGCAAATGACTCAGGGTTTTTAGATATGCCAAACTCACCAACATAAGGAACTGCTTGACCTAAAACAGCTGTATTTCCAGTTAAGTTAACATTACCATCAGCATTATATAAAGCGTCTTTATTAGCTAATATTCTCAAGCATTTGTCTTCACACAGTGCTATAAGATCAGTGTCTCTAGCATGAAGCTTTTGGATTGTGCCGTATATTGGATTTAAATCTTTTGTTATAGGTAAAGCTTGTATAAACTGATTAAGTCTATTTACACCGGATGTAGAGTTGTATATTTGTGAAAATATAAAACCACTACCTCTTCTTTCTTGCGCGTAAGGCTCATCTAGAACAGTGGACACTTTAGGTCCTTTATCTATATATGGCGCGTTAAAATCATCTCTAATTCTATTAGACTCAACGCCTTGACCATAAGTATAACAATTAAACCAATTTAAAGTGTGAGGGATGTTAAAGTTAGATATAGGTAAAGCGTTTGATGCTTCGTAGTATAAATCTAAATCCACAGCTTCTTTAGGTTCTGTCTCAAATATAGCTGGATTACTAGATGTTAAAACTTTATTACCTTCTGATGTAATTTCTTCAACAATTTGAATACTAGGTAGTGTAGAACATAGAGTTGACCAGTCGCCTTCATTAGGCATCCACGTCTCTTGTATAGGCCTGTCTAAGGTTAAAACATAGACATTTCTCCAGTTATCGCCGCCATCTTTATGATTACATTCTGTACCCCAGTTTTCATTAACAATAAAACCTCTTGGTGTCAGTCTAGTTTGCGCTTGCACGATAGTATAAACATCAGATAATTTTTCATTAAATTCAGCGTCAATAGCGTTATTCGCAAATCTAATTTTAATACCTACATTTAATTGGCCATTTGGACCACCAATTTGGAATCTTGGACCAGCATGACCCCCTATTTGGCCTATGTGATCAAATTGACCTGCTCCTATATACATAATTCCAAATTGAGATTTATCATTACACGGTGGTGCAACACCTAAACCTTGCTCCCAGTGCATATCATAACCATACTGCGGCGCTCCACCGCCGAGCCAACCCATTAGATGCCAAGCCTCTGCTTCTCCATCGCAAGTACCACCGTCGTGGTCGTCCCATCCTTTATCAGCGTAATACCAACCATCTATATTTTTTGCCGTGTCTGGAAAAAGTATTTGAGCTATGCTACTAGCGCCTCCTCCACTGGCTATGCAGTTTTTAAAATCTAATTCATTTTTTACAGCATATTCTCTATTTTGAGCATCAAAAGATTCTATTATGTTTGTATCAAAAGCAAAATCTCTGTTTATCTTAACAAAAAACCTACCTTCAAACTCAGGTAGTTTTTTAACCTCTTCTTTATATATTGATATTGTTATATTAGAAGCGCCATTGGGTATAGTTTGTATTTCGTTTCCTAGAGGTTTTTCTAACGTTACATCGTAATTATTACCATTTATAGTGCATCCTGATATATCATATTTGTTAGAGGTTATGCCTTGATATGTTATAGTTATTTTATTAGCACTACTACTTATAGCTTCATTAAAAAATTCTCCAGCACTCCCCAATGAAAACTCTAAAGTTATTCTACCAGGTTCTATTTCATTTTGAGACGTTACTGATCTTGAAGACACAAAAGCATCAAAAGTGGATATAAATTCTGGAGCTTCGTTTTCTATAGCTAGTATTTTATATCTATGTAATTCATCTACAGCTATATTGTTATCGTGTTGTTTTTTAAGTATTAAATAAGTTTCTTCGTCAACTTTATTTCTTTCAGAAGAAGGAAAAGAAAGCCACGCGTTACCATCTTCAGCTAAATAATATCTATCTAAAGCTAAGTTGTAATACTCGTTTGAAGTTTCTTTTACAAAAAACTTATAATGAGTGGCCCAAGCTGGCGGTGTGTTATTGGGTTGAGCTACAATTTTATTTAATGTATCTGAATTAGCTATTTCTAACTGTAAACCAGCGTTTTTACTAGTGAACACGGGTGTCTCTCTGCCATATTTATCTTTATAAACTAAACCTACCTGGTATGTTCTTATTGATTTTAAAGAGCTATAAGGCAGTGTAGTTGATATGATGTTTCCATCTTCATCTTCTAATGGATCTGGATATGTTGTAGCGCTTAAACTCGCGCTAATGTCCACTTTAGTTGATACCTCACCTGTAGAAGAATTTATAACACCTACCGTATCATAGTTTTGTAAATAATTAGCATAAACAACTCTATTGCCAATAATTTCTTGTGACTTTGCTTTTCTTGGAACATTATCCCAAGGTCTTAATATTTGGTTAGGTTCAACAGCAGCTCCAATAAGCTCTGTTCTTATTTCGTATTCTGTTGGTAGAGTAACATTTTGATATTCACTCTTTTTCAACGTGTCAACAACATATACAGCAGTGCTGTTAGATTCTTTGTACAATATATCTACTTCAGATATTTCTGGGTCAGACCAAACTAAAGACTGTATAATTAGTTTTCTTATGTTATTTGTCATTCCAATGTTGTATCCATCTGAAGACACGTATTCAAAATCATTACCTAAAAAAGCAACAGTTGAAAAAGGAGAGAAAGTTGAATATTCGCCGTCAATATATTTCCATCTATATGCAAATCTTGGAAATACATATTCGAACATTGGCTTTTTTTCTTGAAGTAAAACTTCCCAAACAATAGGATCATAATCGCCTTGATCATCAAGTTTTTTATTTATATCTAAAGATATTGCTTGTATTTCAGCTGTTATAGTAAGACCGTTTATTTGATGTATTTTTACACTTATCTCATACTCGCTATTTGGCCCAAAATCGTTTATAAGTTCACCTTTTAAAGTTAATAAACTTTCACCTTCTATCCAAGCTGAACCAGGAACTTCAGAGACATCAAAAGTTATTCTTCCGTCCCAGTAAGGTGCAGTATTAGAGCCATTAGGCCAATCTGCAGAATTATCAGTATTTAAAGAAGAATTTTGAAAATGATTTGGATTTTCTTCTATTAAGTCTAGATACTGAGCATATGTTGGTAAAGACTTAAAAGCGTCGGCGTTTATAACTATGTTTGGTTTATACGTAAAGTTTTCTAAGTCTAAATAATTCCAAGTAGTTGTAACAGGCGTTAAGCCGGTTCCAGGTTGAGGTTCTTGATTGGGATTATCAAACTCACTTGCCCCCATAAATAGTGTAGGAGCATTTAATGGTGATTTTTTTATAGTTGTTATGTCATCTTCAACAAAATCAGGTTGACCAGTTAAACTAGTTTGATAAGTGTTTTGCTCTGGTAGCCATTTAGGAACTTTAGTGTGCGTGGTAAAATCTACAGAGCCTGTTTTAAATTTTTCAATATTAATTTTCTTTGGTTCAGTCTGATCGTCTGTCCAAAATAAAAATTTATCAAGTATATTAATACCTGTGATTAAATAGTTTTGTGAAAAATTGAGTATACCAGCTGTATCAACTAATACTGGTTTTACTAGATCTGTAGTTTGATCATACTCAGCGATTGCGCTTACGTTGTCAGAGGCTATAAACCAATAAATTCTTTCGGTTTGGTCGTGCCTGTAAGACCCAATAACAACAGGGTTTTGAAGGGCATCTATATAGTCAGAACTCCAGTTTTCAGAACAACCTTCACATCCTCGCTGCTCTCGGTTTCCTTTTACATTTTGTAAAGTACCTACGTTAGATCCATCTGAGTTTGCTAAGTCTAAGTTTAGCGCGTCGCGGTATTCACCATTTGGTATTAACCGCTCATCAAGATCTTTATTCATTCTTCCTGATTGGAAGGTATGGATAAATTCTGGCATATATTAATGTTTTATTTGCTTAGATTTGTTACGCATAACTTGCGTAATCTCTTCTATTTTGATATTTGATAATCTTAATTTAGCATTACGTCTAGCGGCTTGTTTTTCACGCTTAAACCTTGCTATAATATATTCTGGTGTATTTGATCTAGTTGATAAAATAGCGTAAGCTATATACTTATATAAAGCTTCTTCAGCAAACTTATGCACTGTCATTTCTTCATCAGTGCCTAAACCATCACTTATATATTTTAAAGTGACAATGCGGTTCACCATATCAGAGCTGAAGTGTATTAAACCTTTTATTTGATCTATAAAAAACACACCATTTGATTGAGAGTTTTCAGGATTAAGACCATAACGTCTACCTAAAAAATGCTCTGTCATTAAATCACCACTGTTTGTGTTTCTATTGTTTTCTTTATTGACTGGGTTGTCTTTAAATCTTTTCCAAGTCTCTGAGTCTTGAGCATATAATATCTCTCCGTTTTCGTCAAAAGTGTACTCGTAATTATTATCTTGAAGTATAGGTAATGGATCACTAGTTTTTCTAGCGGGATATATAACATGCTCTAAGCCTTGCTCATCTGTCCAAGTTAATTTAACGTAGTTTACATAGTCTTGTGGTAAGACCATATATAACTGTGGACCTATTTCTACTTCTTGAGACTTAAAAGAAGGTAGTAAATCAAAATTAAACTCTTGTATACCTCGTTGCGCGTGAAAAGCAACATCAGTTCTTTTTATTTTACTTATAACTTTATTTTCACCTACGTAAGATATAATAAAGTTATTTATAATATCTTTTAATGAGACAAACTGGTAATTACCATAATCCTCGTCTAAACTATTCCAGATACCATCTGGTCCTTCGTAATATTGTTGATTAGTGTAGTTTATTAGTCCCATTTATTAAGATTTTTCTTGTTGTATAGTTTCAATTTCTTCTTGATTAGCTACATTGTATAAGTTGTAGTCTTTAATCAATAAGCCAGCCATTTCTAATATCTTTATAACAAGCTCTGTTTCTTCAGATGGATTTAATTCAAAATCAACTGAATTAGAGGCATCATACAATGGTTCGTCAAAAACTATTTGGTATGCCCATTGCGGAGTAGTTGGCTTTTTAATATAATTACACTTTACGTCAGAAATTAATTCGGAATCACCATAAACGTTGATTCCAGACGTGTTTTGAGTGTATATAGGACGTGTATTCTTTGGTTTTGTAAGTGGAGATGAGTTGATATATAAAATTTCATTTTTAGCAACTCTCTCGGCTTCTATTTGCTCTGTTGTAGATGTGCCAAAACCGTCGGTTGTAGTGTTACTGTATATAACTGTACCAAGTCTATATAGGTCAGTAGGTAATTCAAACTTGCCAGAAGCGTAGTTTAAATCATCTGATGTTGTTTCAAATGGACTTATTTTTTCATTTAAAATATTTAACATATCTGAATACTCTGTGTCATTACCAGGTAATCTTCCAAACTGATTAATATCGTAAAAGTATTGCTCGAATAAATCTAACTGAGCTTGATTAGCAAATAAATTAAACTCTTGAGGCGTAACATATCCACGCTGTTCTTTGTTTAATATAGCTAAAACTTTTTGATATACTGTATCTATGCTTATTGCCATTTGTTGTTTTTATTTATAATAGTTAGGCCACCATTACAGCGGCCTAGCTACTATAATGTGACTTATAATTTTTTAATTATATGTTTGTAAACTTCCATACCTTCGTCTGTTTTAAAGAAGGCTGCAAGTGCAGAGTAAGGATGCTCATCAAAAGGAACAGTCATTAACTTTCTACCAGTTTCACCATATGTAAAAGTTCTCTGATCTGAAGATAATTTTAATATTCCTAAGTCTGTAGCTTTTATACCTACATTTCTAAGCTCAACGTTATCATCGTTGGCAAGCTCTAAAAATAATATAGGATTTTTCTTAGCAAAAACTAATCCATCTCTTTTAAGCTCGCTTGATGTTAACGTATCAACTCTACTTCCATACTCAACTCTTAATATAGCCTCTAAACTACTTATATCCATTTGTTTAGCCGCTAACAAAGCTTCAATTTCGTATTCCATGTAAGCAAGTTCGTTTACAGATTCTTGCACTGGATTATACTCTTCATATACTTTATTTAGCGCTGGGTGATATAATGATAATAGTTTTTGAAGGTTTTGTTGTTCTTTTGGAACAGCTAATAATCCATCTCTAAAAATTATTCTACCTAATATATATTGACCTTTTTGATCATCAACAAAAGGTGAGTTTTGATTAGTAGCGTATCTAAGCTCTTTTTGCTCCCCTGTTTTTTCATCAAACCAAAGAAGAGGAGATCTTCTAGAGTTTTTTGATGGTAAGGTAAATACTAAAGGTGATTTACCTTGTTTTAATTGATATAATCTATCTTTAATTTCCCAGCTTGGTTTAGCTGGTTTTTGAACTACAGTGTTTTTCACGGTAGTTGATTGAAGTGCAACCTCAATAGTTTCTTCTGCTTTAGCTTTTTTAGCCATGATATAATAAAATTAAATAGTTTAAAAATAAAACCTTGAGGTCACAAAGTGCGACCCCAAGATTTTTAAATAATTACTAGATATTAAAATCCAGTAGTTTTGTTAAATAATACAAAGTTGTTAGCACCTTGAACACATAAACATCTTTCAGATAAGAAGTTTACATTCATTTCATCTACTTCACTTGTATAGTTTCCACCAACAGATCCAGTCACCCAAGACTTCAAACGACGATCGTCAGCTTCAGAAGCTCGGTAACGAACATGTAAGAAAGGTCTTTGAATATTTTGACCTAAAATTTGATCGTAAACAGTTGAAGTTCCAGCTGGTACTAAAACACCTAAAGTAGTTCCAGTTACTCCAGCAGTTGTAGAATCATTCAAATATTTCCAATCAGTTTTATAAAAGTCATAAGATCCTCTACGGAAACCAGAGAAGCCTAAGTTAAGTGCCATATCTTCTGAATTTTCAAATACTCCATAAGAAGTACCTCCAGCTCCATAAGAATTTTGAGCAGCCAACATTAAGTCAATATCTAGAGAAGTAGCACGATTCAAGAAAAGCATATTTTCTTCAATAGCACCTTGCTTGTCTAGCTCGGCTAAAATATCATCAAACTCTAGAATTCCTTCCGAACCAGCAGTAGTATCAGCAAAATCAGGATCGTTGTAAACAAGACCTCTGCTTTCAATAGCAGCAAAAAGACCTTCAGACCCAGTATAACCAGCAGTAGCAGCAGCTCCAGTTGAATCAGAAACAGCTTCAATCATCGACATTTCTAAATAGTCTTCAAAACGAATACGCGCTTCGTGCTCAGATTTTAAATACCAAAGATATCCTCCAGTTCCAGCTTCAGTAGTAACTTCAACCCATCCAATTTGAGCAACATCAGAACCATTGATATTGTATTTGTCTCTTAGAATAATAGGTTTGTTACTAAACTGAGTAAACTTAGCGTCAACAGATTTTTCTACAGTTCCGCTTCCTTTTTTGTATTCAGAACCATAAACAAAAACTTTAACACCAGTTTTAGCTCCTGGAGTACCAGCGTCATAAATAGCGCTTAAGTCAGCAGCTCCATAAGGTGCAACTGTAATAGTTGTAGCAGTACCATTACCACCAGTTGTAACTCTAGCTTTAACTACAGTTCCTTGGTAAGCAATAACAATAGTGTTACCAGTGTTTATTAATGCAGCTTTTTGCGCAGCTGTTTGAGCTCCAGCAACTCCAGCAGCATCATCAACAAAAGTAACAAGATTAGTCTCGTCTAATACAACAGAACAATCTTCAAACGCAATGTGAAGACGCCCTTGCTCAGACCAAACTACTTGATCAGAAGCCATAGGCATTTCAGCGCCTACCATTCTTAAAAATCCAGATACAGTACGATTACCATATCGCTCTACCTCTTTTTCATACACTTCAGGTAGAAATTGTTGTGTAAAATCCATGTCATTTAGAGACAAATAGTTGTCACCAAATAGACCTTTTATAGGGCGCGGAGTTACGTGATTTAACTCAGCACCAGTTCCAGCAAATGCCATAATTTTAAATTTTTAGTTGTTATTTTCTAATTTTCATTTTTAATTTAGAAGTATCAACACCATTAACAGATCTTACTGTCCAACCGTTAGAAGTCGTAGTTTTTTCATGGCCCCGTCTCGGTTCCATATCTACATTTTTAGCTCTAGCAACACTAGATTTTATAGCATCGGCTTTGCCTTGCTCATAAAAGTGTTGTGCTATAGCGTCAGGATTCATAGCGGTGAACAAAGACTTGTGATAACCTTTAGCATCAGACATTTCATTTTTATCATTTAAGAACTTCTTAACAAAATTATTAATGTCGCTTTGTGTGTTTTTCACATTGTCTACGTCTTTAACGTTAAAACGATATTTTTTGTCTCCAACAGAATATTCAAAACCTTTGAAATCGTTGTTGAACAAATCGTTTGTTTTCTTTAAAAACGTATTCTTTTGTTGTTCTGCAACTTTAGTTGACTCTTCGTTTTCTTTATTGTAGCGGTTGAAAAACTCAACTGCTTTTTGCTGCTCAGGCGTAAGCCTAGAACCAGCTTTTATTTCGTCATAATATTTAGACTTTAAGCTTTCCATGTGGTTTTGAGCTTTCGCAAGCTCTTCCTTGTAAGCTATTTTTCTTTTTCTTACATCTCTTTCGTCATCTAGCTCTTCATCATAACTAAAATCTTCCATTAACAAGTCGATGTCTTCTTTGTCTAAATGTGGTTTTGTGGTTTCGTAATATTCTCTTAATAACTGTTCGTTATTTAATTTAGAATAATCTTGGTTTAATTTAACATAATCTTCAAGAGTTCCGCCAGTGTCATTCATAAAGTCTACAACTTTTTGAATATTTTCTGGTAAATCAACTCCAGTTTGTTTTTGCTCTTCAATAGCTTCAGCAATATCCTCTGTTAATTGCTCTGTTTGCTCTTGTACTTCTTCTTCAGTAATTTCTTCAACTACCGGTGTTTCACTCCGCACATCTTCAACACGCTGCTCGGTGTTTTCTTCAACCACTTCTTGCAATTCCAAGTTGGTTTCTTCCCCGCTTTCTGTGCTTTCGTCTGTGCCGCGTAACACGCCTGCATCTGCGCTTTGTTCTTGAACGGCATCTTGATTTGTTTTGTTTAGTTTACTTAAATCAACCTTTATTACACCATCTTCTTGTGTAACGGGTTTTGGCGCTTCTTGTTGCACCTCTTCAACTAAAGAATCTTTAATTTCTTCGTTTTCCATGATAAAATATTATATAATTACTATTAGTTATTATCACCTGGGTTATAGTGAACCTAAATCAAATCCACTGCCTAATATATCATTCCCAGATGATTCAAAGTTTTTTGGCGGTAGATCGTTTTTTCTTTGAGCTATAAGTTCGCTTTGCTGTGTAGCTTGTATTTTAGTTCTTTCGTCTTTTCTATCTTCTTTCATTTTATCTTTTCCAGATAAAACTTCACCCTGCTGTTTTTGAAGCTGCATGTTAATTTGAAACTCATAAGCCATTAATTGTTTTTTCAACTCAGCTTCTCTCATTAACTTTTCTGTTTCAAAATTAGATTTAGCTTGCTCTAACTGTATTTTACTTTGGGTAAGAGCATTTTGCTTTTGAACCTCTAATTGAGCAGCAACTTGCTGTGACTGTTGATTAGCTTGTGCTTGAGCTTGAATATTTTGCTGTTGAATCAACTGGTCGCGCTCCATTTTCTTTTTACGCCTAAGCTTTAAAAGTGCGTTAGCTAACTTTATGTTTTTGACCTCTCTAACATCAATAGCATCTTCTAGGTCTATAGATTTTTGGGCTATAGCCATTTGTATGTTGTTTTCTAGTACAGCTTTTTCTTCTTCGTCTGGTTGCAACTCTATAAATATACCAAAGTCATACAAGTGTAATTCACTTAATTCATCTAATGTAGCTACGTTGTGAACACCTATTTGCTGTATAAACGCATCTTTTGTTGGTGAATATTCTAATATATCTGATATTCTAAGCGATAAATTTTCTGCTAAGTCAGATGTTATAAATAAACCACCAGTTAGTATGTGTCTTGTAGCTGTGTTTGAGTTAGCAGCCGCGAGTTTTTGCACGCCAACTAAAGCATCTTTCGAAGGTGTACTACCATCTCTAGCTTCATTAAGACCCGTCACGTCGCGAATCATCTGCAAATAATAGTTATATGTATTTATAAGCTGAGGTATTTTATTACCACCAGATCCACTTGCTATTTCTTGAATAGGTACTTTACCTGGGTTTAAATCACCTTCTTGTGTAAATGATCTACCAATTACAGAACCTGTTTGAAAGAACATATTTAACGCTTCTTGAGGGTTGTAATTAGTTCCATTACCAAGATCAACTTCAGCTAAACCATCAGCGTCTAAATAAACACCATCTGGCACCATACGTGATAATACTTGCTGCAGTTTCAAATGTGTTAATTGAATCATATCAGCAAAACCAGTTATACGGCTAACCAATGACTCAATCTGTCCTTTATACATACGAGGCGCGCATATACTATAGTTCATTTTAACTTTAGTAAAATCACTTTTTGGTCTTAGCATATTTTTAGCCATTTCCCATTTAAGCAGCTTATCTGTACCTAAAACTAAAACACCTTCATATAAAACTTCTAAAGATCTACCAATTTTTTGTATACCATATTGTTCTAGTATCTCTTGTGGTGGATTAAATTGATCATCTTTTATTAATATCTTTTCAGCGCCAGTAGCAGATTCTTTAACTTTATATACTTCATTCATATATGTCTTGTAGTTGAAGTATAATATTTGAACGGTGTTAGAATCTGTTTCGTCGTAATTAGCTATTGTTCTATCGTAAAAGCCATTGTTTTGAAACGATGTCTTACTAATATCTTCTAGTTGATCATCTGTTAACTCTGGAAATTGCTTTTTAAGCTCGTTGATATGAACTGATTTTATTTCACCAACATAATATATGTCGTCAAAATATGGAGATTCTGTGTAAGAATAAACCATATAAGCTGGATCAACATAATCAACAACAACACCTTCTGATTGTGTAAATCTATTTTTAACAGCACCAATACCTATGGTGGTTAAATCGTAATTAACTCTTTTTCTAGTTAAATCGTATTTATTACCTTCTAACAAAACATTAATAGCTTGTTCTTGAGCTATTTCAATGTTCTGCTTATATGTAAGCTGCATGTGCAACTCAAGTTCTTCTTTTGTTTCTGGTAAAGTAGCTGGATTATTTTCAAATAAATTAATACCTAAATTTTCTTGTACGTATTCGTTTATTTGTTTCGTTTGCATATCACGAATAATAGATTCCATATATGCAGTTCTCTTGCCAACACCGTAAGGATCTTGTGAGTATGCGCTTATATCAAAAGCTCTCTCAGATATACCATTAACAACAATATCAACAAACTTAGGTATAATAGGTACTGGTTTCCAGTCTAAATTCAAATAAGATAAATCACCGTTTATAGATAATTCGTCTTTGTATTTTTGTATACTCTGCTCTCCACGAGCGTATAATCTCAACCTATGAAAAGTATTTTGATTACTTTTATATCTATTAACACCGTTAGTAGATTTAAACCATTCATCTTGAATAGCTCTACCAACTTTTAAGCCATACTCGAAAGAGGCTTTTTCTTGATCACTAGCAACTTGACTAGGAAAAAAACTTTTTACAACTGACTCAGCCATATTTATTTCATTATTTTTGATATATTCCCGCTGTTAGTATATCTAGCGATTTTTATATTTATTGGTTCTTTTTCTATTTTAGCTACAGGTCTATATAAATGTCTATTACAAGCCATTATAGCTAAACCAGAACTTATAGCAGCATCAAACTTTGTTCTTTTATTTATGTCGAACTTAGCCCAATCATTTAGTGTTTTATTAAAATACATATCTCCATATTGAGCATCTGATTTTAATCCAACATATTTATCTATGTAAGATTCTATAGCAGCTGCGTGAGCTTGCTTTATATCCTCACTTGAGTTAGGTATACCACCTATTTCTTTTTCAGCTATGGATAATTTATTCCAAAGCTTATCAGGTCTATTCATTGAATAACCTCTATAACCTCTTCTTTTTAAATAATACAAAAGTCTTGGTTTGTTATTTTCAGCAAGCAAAGGCATACCGTAAAAAACTAAAGCCATTAAAACGTCTTCAAAAAACATTTCAGCTGTTTGTGGCCTAGCTATGTATTCTAGAAAAAACGAGTTTGGTGGCGCGTCTTCCATACTAAACTTAGTTAAACCGTGTAAAGCACCTTTAGATCCTTTGCCGTCTACTGTTCCAGATATATCGTAACTATCACAACCAAAAGCACCTATATGTTCATTACCAGGGTGCTTAATACCGTTTTTTATTATTTGTTTATTTTGTAAATCATAACTAGGAACCCAAGTTATATTGAAATTACCGTTTGGATTTGGTACAAATTTAACTCTAGTATCTTTTACACCATTTTCCCACTGAAACGTTCCAGTTGTAATAACACTTGTATTTCTTAAATCTTCGTTATAATCTATTTGTTCGTATATTTTAACTAAGTTAAATATACTATTTTTAGTTTCGTCTCTAAAAGCGTGCTCTTCAGTTCTTGGAAACTGTCTGTAAAATTCGTTTAAAGCGTCTTGATCGCTTCTAAGACCATCTGCTTCATTATCCCAGTGTTCTATAACACCTACGTCAATTAACTCGCCGTGTGGTCCTTCAACTGCTTCTTCCGGAGTATCGAAAACAGGGTGTCCATAAGAATCAATGAATCCCTCGTAGTTCCACTCCATAGGTATGAACAAAGAATATAGTCCTGAGCTAGTCTGTCCATTCCTGTTTCGTTTAGTAACATCGGAGTTGTAATATAATTTTTTAAAATTTTCTCCACCTTTATCTAAAGCATTTGACGTTGATCCCATCATGCACTTACCTATAACCCTAGAACCTAGTCTTAAACAAGTTTTTGTTACACGCCAGTTATTTAATATGTTATCAGGTCTTTCCCACTTACCACTTTCATCGTGAACTAGTAAAGCTAATTTTTCACCATCATAACTATTGTCACCTGTATTTTTCCAGTCAATAGTTGTATCTAATCCTTCTAATATTTCTTGCTCTTGCTTTGCTTGTATTGACTTTTTTGTGAGTCTTGAAGCTGGTATTCTATAGGCAAGTTCTGTTTTTGGACGGTCCATACCGTCTTGTATTGGTTTAAAGAAGAAGGGGTAATTAACTGATATTGGTACGACTTTGTCTGTAAACATTTTCTTAGCATCGGCACCAGACTTAGACAAGATACCGTACCGTGCGTCTGATGTAATTGTTGCCAAATTAACGGTTTCTGCTGAAGACATAAATGAAAATCCGGAACGACGGTTTTTAAGGTAACACATTCCGTAACAGCGTGAGTCGGCTTTACAAGCTTCCCAGAATATAAAGAATAGTCTGTTTGCTTCTCTAAACTCTGGCTTCCCAACATCAATCTTGGACCACTGCAAGTACATAAAGTGAGTGCCAGTAATGTAAGTAGCCACGCCTCTATTATAGAACCAATGACCTTCTTCTCGTTTTTTAAACTCATTGTCAATGTAATTTTCCCATTTAGCTTTAAATTCATCTGGATAATCTCTCCATTCAAATATACTATTGATGTTTTTAAGCTCTTTAGGGTACTCTTTAGCTTCCCACCTATCGTTACCTTTAATTAAATTTTTCGGCGCCTTAGGTAGCGCTATTTTAAGACCTTGTATTTCGTATATTTCACCTATTTGACCTGTCTTACTAATAACTACAATATCATTTTCTTTGTTGTAGCCATAATTCCATTTTTTAGATTTATTAAGTCTATTTAATGTATTTATTTTTACAGGTTCAATTATTTTATATAAACTCTGCTTATACATTATCTAGACCTCCTTTCCGCAAAACCACTAAAAGTTTTTTTATTTTCTTCTTTTGGTTTATTCTCTAAAACAGCCTCTTCTTCTTGTATTCTTGTCAATATCTCAAAAGCGTCAAATATAGCTAGTTTTTTAGTCGCAGCAGCATTTTTAAGTCTATCAGCTGAAACATCATCTTCTGTATTAGTAATGATTTTTTCTTCAGCAACTTTTATTAATTCCTCAACTGCTTTGTGACCAGCTTGGATTATACTCTTTTTCGTTTCCTTGATATTCATATTTAATTGTAATAAGTCTATTTGGAACCCTATATAGTCTTTCGTTTTCTATAAAAAACTCGTATTCAGCCCCGGGTTTAAAAGAAACTAATGTATTTTTTTCTAAGTAACCATCACTGTGTTTTACGACACCTTTACCAACAATTTCTTTGTTTAGCTTAAACATGTCTTCGTCTTGCAAAGGCTTGATGAAAGAAAAACCACTTATAGCTTTCCATTCACCATCTCTCTTGTAAGCATAAACTTGATCTTGTTGCACAAAAAACAAGTCTTCTTTAAAATAGCTTTTACTATTTTTTTCTTTACCTCTTACATCATAAAATCTTCTAAATACATTATGATGTACTATAACTTCATCACCTGTTTTGACTTCACTGCAAGTAGCTAATGGTGTAGCTATTACAACACCGTGTCTGCTTACATATTGATGATTTTGCATTTCTGTATTTAGTATTAATTCAGAGTCATCAATTTTAATCTTATTGTTGTTTCTTTCGTCAAACGGTTTAACTATAAAATTAAAAATACTATTCATTAATATTCTAAATCATATTCAACTGCAATTGCCATGTTTTTATTAAAATCTTTCCACGGCAGTATCTCATCATTTTTCTTAATATAAATAGAGTACTTAGTGTCTTCTTCTATTATATTTTCTATAATATGACCACCATACACTTCTTGACCAACAGAATAGTGCATGGCGTCATTTTTATAATCTCTTCCTATACTAATCTTCCTTACTAGACTCATTTTTTGCAATTTTACCATCGTTGATATCGATGCTAACATCTCCGTAAGTTTCTCTTAATTCATCTTGAAACTTTTGAAGATCTCGCTGAACATTTGATATACTATGCAGCAGCCCGTGTTTTTCAACTTCTAGCTCACCTAGTTTTAATTGATGTTGATTGTAGTTCTTTACTAAATCTTGAAGTTTAGTTAATTCGTCTTTTTTAATTTTCTTTGCCATTTTATTAAATTTAATTGTTTTACATATAGTTAAGTATTACGTATTTACGTATTACTTTAATCTTCTATTGTCATAGTTACTGAAGTTGGGTTTTCTAATTCAGCTATTTGCGAAGCAATACTATCTTCAATAGCTTGAACTTGCTCTTCACCCATAGCGTCTTTTGTCCAACCAACAATTATTTCATTTGTTAAATCTTCAAATGGTATAAAAGGAGTTTCAGGATCTAAAGCTACTACTTGAGTTCCAATGTTATTAACTGAGTAATCTTCTTTAGTACCAGTTACGATCCAGTGTATGTTGTACACTACGTTTGTTTCACCTTCTTCTTGAGGGTGTACATCTACTGTTTTACAATTCCAATCGTATGTTATCATTTTTATTTATTTGTCTGGGTTAAATTTATATATTGCGTCTCCTATTGTTATTTCTAGTTGGTTTGTTTTTTCATTAAATGCTATAGATTTTACGTTATCTAAATGACTGTTTCCATTTGTACCGTTTTTTCCGTCAGCTCCTGCTGGCCCTGTTGCTCCGGTTGCTCCTTGCGGACCTTGAGGTCCAGGCGTCAATGATACGTCTTCAAGTTCTTTTTCAAGTTCAGCTACACGCTTAACTAATAAGTCGATATAGTTAACACCTTTAACGCCATCAGGTCCAGTGTGAACTAGCTCAGGGTAATCATTTTCTATATCCTCAGCTATTACACCATAACGCTTTTTAGATAAACCATCAATAGAGCTTTTGTATGTATACTCTTTAAACGGTATTGATGTAGCTTTTCTTTTATCAATATCATTTATGTTTTCTTTTTGATCTCTTTGAGATGTTTGTATTAAACTTAAACATCTTAAATCACCTGTAAATCTACCTGTTCCATATACGTCAAGAGTGTATGCTGGTACTGAACCACCTGTGGCTATTCCCACGTTACCACCTCTTGGATTTATTAATAAGTCAAAAGCTAGTAGAGCACCGTCAGATCTTCCTTGTTGTATTACACCTCGCCCTGATGTCAAAGTACTAAATAAAGTACCGTACGCTGAGCCACCTATTTGAGCCGCTGAAGCAGCTGCGCCTAGAGCTGGTACACTTCCCGTTACACCTTGTGCGTGGAGCTTAGATCTTGGACTAGTCGTTCCAATACCAACGTTTCCACTTTCTCTAAATGTAACTAATTTATTTCGGCTTCTATCAACAATATCTAAGTTTATATTAACATTGTCGTATTCTAAACCTAGTCTTAAAGCTCCTGCTGTATTTTGAAAATCAATAGATCTGTTATCTCCATTGTTTGACGCTTCTAAAACTAAACCACTAACAGAGTCAGATATACCATCTATATGTAATTTACCATCTGGACTAGTAGTTCCAACACCAAGGTTGCCGGATATTATTGCACTACCATTTACGTGAAGTTTTTCGGAAGGA